GCCGAGCACATCAACTTTGCCGACGCGCTGAAAGAGGCCGGCAATCACTTCATGGATTACCTGGGCCTTGACGGCAACTTCCTCAACGAGGAGTTCAAGTGCGAGAACCGTGACGCCCTTGTCGCCATGGGTCGCTTCGCACGGCGCCTCGACAAGGACGTCTTCGCCCGACACTTCGCCAACTGGTGCCCGGTCATGAAGCACCACGATCAGGTCAGCCCTGAGACCGTGGTCTGCTCCGACTGGAGATACATCAATGAGCTGCGGGTCTGTCAGGACATCCTCTGGGAGAAGGGCTGGAAGGTTCGCACCGTCTACGTCTCGACCGCTGGGGTCGGCCCCGCCAATGACGAAGAGCTGGACAGCATCGCCGAGATACGCGCCGCCCACCTGTTCGACCAGGAGTACATCTTCAAGCCGAACGCCCGTCAGCAGATCATGTCTGAAGGACGCATCCTCGCCAAGTCATGGAGACTCTAACCGCCGAGACGCTGGTATGGGCACGCAAGGTCGGCCTGTCCCCTGATCGCGTCGCCTTCCTGCTCACCTGCCCGAAGTACACCGTCAGTAAAGGCCACCGCAAGTCCGATAAGGTCATCACCGACAACCCGAACCACCACCTCCAACGCCTGGGCGACTGTTACTGGTTCCGACTACGTCGTCGCGGCACGGACATCGTCGAGAACATCGGAGGCGACCTCCTCACCGCTCGCAAGCGCCGTGACGAGATGCTTGCGGCCTTTGACTCCGGCCAGCCCATCCCTCACCTGAACAATAAATGAGCACTCCCATCCGCTTCGTGGCCTTCGGTGATAACCATGGCGACATGGCCGACGATGAGGCCACCGACGCTCTCTGCGAGTTCATGAAGGACTACAAGCCGACCGTGCGCGTGCACCTCGGGGACTGCTTCGACTTCCGATCACTGCGCCGCGGCGTGGGTAACGATGCCGAAGGCGCTGAGTCTCTCATGGCTGACATCCAGGGCGGGGAGGACTTCCTCGCCCGCACTAAGCCCACCGTCTACCTGATGGGCAACCATGAGCACCGGGCAATCGCCCTACAGCATACGTCAGGCTCGGCCATCGTCCGCGACTACTGTGCCGACCTCGAGGCCCGCATCCGTTCGGCTGCCAAGTCTGCCGGCGCCAAGGCCATCCTGCCCTACCATGCCGAGAAGGGTGTCTATCGCTTAGGCCCTGTGGCCTTCGTGCATGGCTACGCTCACGGCATCAACGCCACTGCCGAGCAGGGCAAGCACTACGCCGACCGCGGCGGTGCTCTGATCCACGGACATACGCACACGCTCGCCCAGGTTAACTTGACCAAGGCCGAGGGCGGCGCCGCATTCTCCGCCGGCTGTCTTTGCCAGAAGGACGCAATGGCGTACGCGTCGCATCGCCTAGCCACGTCCCGCTGGGGCTCAGGCTTCGCCGCTGGCTGGGTCGACGGCCAAGACTGGAAGGTCTGGCTCGTGCACAAGGTCGGTAAGTCTTGGATATGGCAGACCGACCTCAAGGTCTACACGCCTAAGAAACGATGAGCCGCTTCGACGCCGCTGGCCTGATCGCCGCGCTGAAGGGCGACCCCACCGACCCTGCAGCTGAAGGATGGATCAGGACGAAGGCCGTCATCCCTCTTATCGGCGTGAAGACGCTTGCCGGTGTTCGTGGCCCTATCGAGAATATCGTCAAGGCTGGCTTCGCCCAAGAGAAGCGTGTCGGTCACACGCTCATGTATCGCCTGTCGCCCAAGTTTAAGACCTGGGCAGACGCCCACACCGCCGCCAAGGAGCTCGAGCGCTTCACGGCCCCGAAGGGCTGGGTCACCATCACGCAGTACGCCCGCAAACTTCGGCGCACCGTCCGGGGTATCCAGTACCGCATCGACGGCACAGGCATCGCCACCCGCATCTACAAGACGCCCCGCCCGGTCGCACACTACAAAGCCGCCGACCTTGACCGTATCCTTCGCAAAGCACCTTGACCTCGGGCACCCACGCCCACAAACCCAACCCTCTTCTTCCATGACTCCCCCGAACAACGTGCCGGCGGAACGCCACCTCCTCGGCGTACTCCTGCGTGATAATCTCCCCTTCCCGGTAAACCTTAAACCGTCCGACTTCTTTGAGCCCAAGCATCAAGACGTTGCCGCCGCGATTCTTTATCTTCAGGCTGACGGTAAGGCAGCCGATGAGGCAACCGTGCCGGCCTATCTTCATTCTGTCGGGTCGTCGGTAGATTATCCGTTCATCAATGACCTGACCGCCTACGCTGGATTCGGAGAGTTAAGGCAACAGCACATCGACATGATCGCCGATGCGGCCTTCATGCGCGAGGCGTCAGTGATCCAATCCAATGTCACTGACCCTGACGCCCTCATCGAGCACTATGCCCGGCTTGCCGATAAGCGCAAGAGCCTGAGCCCAAGGCAGGGTGCGCAGCGCATGCCTATCGACGAGCTGATGAAGTTCGACCGTAAGGCCGACCCGACCAATGTCCTAGGCAATCGCTGGCTGTGCCGCGGCGGTTCCCTGGTCATGGCTGGGCAGGCTGGTACGGGCAAGTCTGCCCTGATGATGCAGGCCGCTATCAACTGGACGCTCGGTCAGGACTTCTTTGGCATCAAGACCAACGACGGCATGAAGATGCGCACCCTAGTGATCCAAGCTGAGAACGACGCCGGAGACGTAGCCGAAAGCATGCAGGACCAAATCAACGGCCTCTACCTCGATGAAGACCAAAGGAACGAACTCAAGGACCGGATGTTCATCTACCGCGAGAGCGTCGCCACGGGTAAGGAGTTCGGCGATGTCCTGCGTAAGCTCGTCATCCAGCACCAAGCGACGATTTGCTTCGTGGATCCTTTGATGGCGTTTGTAGGCGCCGACATCTCGGAGACCGCCGAGGCCGCCAAGTTCCTTCGCCACATCATCCAGCCTATCCTAAACGAGACCGGGGTCATCATCGTCTTCATGCACCATACCGGGAAGCCCAAGTCCTCCAAGGACAAGGAGGGGCAGACCATGGCCGACCTTGCCTATCAACTTTTCGGCAGCAGTGAGGTCACTAACTGGGCTCGCGAGATTGCCTGCCTACAGAGATGCCAGGGCGACGAGCAGATTTACCGCCTCGGCCTGACAAAGCGCCGTAGCCGTGCCGGCATGACCGATGGGGTCAGCCCTGCCCCTGTCGGCGAGATTTACATTCGCCACTCCCCTAAGCGCGGAGAAATCCGCTGGGTACGCTCTCAGCCTCCCGTGGTAGACTCCACGGAGGGCTATTAGACCCCTCTGGCTGGTCCGCCAATGCCCCTTTGGAGGGGTGATGGCTACCACCCCCGCCACCTAGCCTACCAACCCCCCTTAAACCGCCCATGCCACCCTTTACAAAACCGATGACAAAACCGATGACAAATCTATGTCTCTCTTGCAGTCCATGTCTTCTACATGGACATGCAAAGAGAGAGGGAGGAAGGGATACGGCTCGCCTTGACGGCGGCCTACCCCCCTCCCCTCGAAAGACAAAAGGCATCTGACGAACGTGGCCTACTACCGAAAGAAACTAACCCCTGCCCAAGCCGAAGCTCTTAGGGTCAAGCAGGAGATCGCGAGAAAGAAGCGCATCGATGTGCTAAAGGCTTACCAGGCACAATGGGACAACCCTTTGACCAAGCCGGCTATGTTGGCTAGGTCGGCATCAGGCCGCATGACTATCGCCGAACATCAGGCGATTATCCAGCAGGCCGTAGAACGTTGGCTTCAGCGCCAGCCAGAGTCATTGACCAAGACCAGATGGCTAGACGTTATCAATCGAGGAGAGGAACAGATACTGCTCAACGCCAAGATGATCAGCCCAGGCTCACGCGTCAGGCTTAGGGCCAAGGATGAGGCCAACATGTTCCGAACCCTAGTCCGTAAGGGTTATCTCTCATTGGACATCAAGACAGGTCTTTGGGAGAACAGATGCAGATTGCTCTAACCTTTGCAACTTGCCCCGCGAGTAACATCCTTTCCAATGAGCTGAGTGACCAAGGCCAGCATCAACGACCTGACAGCACCGGCAACGGAGGCTAAGTCGTTTGACGCGTGGTTCTTTGCCCAGCCTAAGAAGGTCCAGGAGAAGCTGAGGGAGTCCGGCGTGCTGCCCTATCGCGAGATGGTGCAGAGCAGGCACGTCTTCTGCATCGACGCTAACCATCCTAAGTGGGCGTTCAATCCCACGGCTGACGAGCACCGCACTGAGGTCGACTCATTTATCTCACGCGATCATGTCGGCGTCATGCTAGGTGCGTTCATGGACGCCATCGCTCAGTCAGACTCAATGCAGTTCAGGCGCCACGTCGAGCTGATCCGTTGGGCGCTCTCACTCCCTGGCTGTCTCGACTCGCGTACCATCGCCCGGATGTATGGACGCTCGCACATCTGGGCACAGAAACGTGCGCGTCAGATACGAGCGAGCGTGAACGGTGACGCGTGCGGCCTGTTCCCTCCGCATATCAATTCACGCAGG